GTATGGGTTAGCAACGGTTGCATAGTTACCGCCATAACCACCCCCACGCAACGCATTTGTTAATGCTGTGCCTTGGCTGTAGTTTAGATAAGTACCTAAACCACCAGTAATTGCATTGGCCATACCAACTTGCCCTGCGGCTTGCGCGGCTGCACCGCCAGTCATTAAATTGCCAGCAGTGTTTGCATAGTTTTGGCCAGCCTGTGCTACTTGATTAGTAGCAGTTTGACCAATGCCAGCCAACGCCGCTTGACGGTTGTACAGTTGGTTCTCACGCGCCACGTCTGTGTTGTAACTTGTTAAAGCACGGTTGTATGCGTTACCAAATTCTTGCGACCCCATCTCTTGACCGTAGCGTTGCGCTGCTTTTAAAGCGCCGCCAGAGATCAAGCCACCACGAGCCGCTGCACTGGCTTCAATTTGCGTCCTGCCCTCATTGGCACGGGTTTGGTATCCGGGGGTGTTCTGTAAACGCTGCATGACCTGATCGGCGGTGTAACCTGTGGTTGGCAGTGTCGAACTGGCTCCAGTCGTGGTGGTCGTTCCGCCAAGGTTGGGGCCGGTGCCTGCCTGATACGCGGCATAGTTTCCTGGTATTCCATCATGCAACATCGCTTCGCCGCCACTGCGTCCACCTTGCGAGTTGTACGGACTCCGGATTTCAGTGGCAGACTGACCTTGTACGGGAGCTAGGCCCATCATCTGCAAGTATTCGTTTTGGGCAGTCAGGCCACCCATCCGAAATGGGTCTTGCAGCTGAGCATTTACGCCAAGCGCGTTCCAGTTCGCCCGCGTAGATTCTCGACTGGCTGCGGTCTGTGCATCGGCAGCGTGATTAGCCGCGCTGTTCTGCATCGAGCCGCCGATAAGGCTGCCAACAATAGGTACTGCTGATGCCATTAGATTCTCACTCCAAATAAAATCAAATCGTGCAAAGCGCCGTCTTTTGCGCTTCCTTCTTTTTCTATGCCCATGAACTCAAGGCCGCTTTTTATTGCTGCTGACATGGCGCGTTTATTCCACGCAGGGATGAACACCCGCAGCCGTTTGGCAGCAGGTATGTCGGCCCTGATTACTTCCCGCAGGCCGTCTAAAACACTCTTGGACTTATCGCCCTTAAAGTCAGGCGTGAGGGCTGCGTGCAGCTCTAATGCAATGGTCGAAACCTGTACCAGCATCAAACACCCAGCCGGTTTTTCATCCTCAGTAACCAAGTAATAATGAAAGCCATTTCCTTGCCTTGGCTCGAACTGTTCAATGCTTTCGCAAAAATCATCCGATACGTAATACCAATTCTCCGGATGCGACAAAATCGCCTTCACCAAGGCGTAGTCGGTCGAATACTCAATCTTCATCGACGGCCTAAGTCTGGTATTTCAGCCGCATCTGGTACGGCAGCGAATAAGGCAACATCGCGGACAACGGACATTCCAGCGTTAAGCGCGGCAATCTGCGTAGCCTGTGCCGCTATCGTTGCCTGCATGGCTGCAATCGTTGCCTGCAAGGTGACAATCTGCTCAATGCCGCTTTGAGACAGGTAGCGATACCAATCACGGGTAAACACATAGCGGCCTTCTTGCTGCATCACTGCGGCTACACGCTCGGCAGGGATTGGCGCGTTCATCGTGTCAAGGGCTTACCTTTGCCCGTTACTTTGGTGATCGTCCACTTGATCGCTGAGCTAACGCACACGCGATATGCTGCGTGGCGGTGGATGCCGAGACGCTTCCAGATCGAGCGCTTTTGAAAGTTGCCCTGTTTGCCTACACCGCGATAGCCGAGGTTTTTATATGACCGGCCATAGTCAATGCTGCGTTCAAGCCATATCTTTGCTTCGTTGTTTAGTGCGGCTGGGTCATCTGCGTTGCCGCCCTCGGCAAACACTTCAATCTCGTGATGGCGCTGGTTTAATCCATCGGCATCGGGAACCATAAAGCTGCGAGCGCGATAGATCGGATTGCCATCATCCGAATAGTTATCCAATGCCATGAAGTACAGCATTGGGTTTTCGTAATCGCCAATGACGTGTTTTCCAAGTCTCGGCAAATACGCGATGTTATTGGCTCGAATACGCTGAAGTTCGCCAGTGTTCGGGTCGCGATAAGCGCGCTGATGCCAGTACTGCGTGGAGAAGTCATAGCACCATGTTTTATTCGCTGTCGGGAAACTCAGCACATAGAAGCTATGGCCTTCCTCTTGATACGAAAATCCAATCGCATCGGACAGGTCGCCATAGGTGCTAAATTCATACTCAAGCGCATGGGTTCCGAGACGCTGCTGAGCGCCACCATTCAATGCCGAGACAATGCCTGCGCCATTCTTGTCAGCACCCAGCCATACGACTGTGTTGTTAATCTTGGCTACCGAGTACGGCGCAATACAGCCATGCTCGATGAAGGAATTGCCGGAACGCTGAAAGGGTGCCTCAGTGTCGCCCGTGTTATAGAGCGTTTCCAGCGAGTTCAAGCCGAAAAGTAACAATTCGCGATGGTCAACAATCAGCGAGTTAATGAAGTCAGGCGCACCCTCCGCACTGGCAAAGCTCAGGCCATCCACGACTAGCGCATTGGCGATGTTCGACCAAACGTAAGTACCATTGGCCGGATTCGTGCCGACGATGTAGCTATCAATGTAGGCGATGATCGAATTAATAGGGGCATCGGGAACGTCTGCAAAAGCACCCGTAGCGAAGTTGTAAACACTCCAGCCGCCCGTATGCGCAATCACCATCTCGATACCGTTTTCTGCCATCGAAACCGGCGTTACATCAGACGGGATATATCCGACCAATGTAGGATTAGCCAGATAGGTATCGAATCGAATAACCGCGTTATCTACCACGACAAAGTGATAGTCATTGCTCGTCTGCTGGCCGCGTATGCGACCAATAGCGAAGCTCGACAGATCGTAAGCCTCTACCGTACCGGGAGTGCCGATCATGGCCCCCTGCTCGCCCTGCTGGCTTTCGTTTGGCTCGAAGTACCAGTTAATGCACTCTTGCACGGACATTGGTATAGCCCGAGACACATAAGAGGGGCCGAAGAACGGTAATTTCATCGTGTGCGAATCCGTAGGCCACCGGCAGAAGCCGAGCGCCATCTTTCGTTCTTATTGGCACTTGCGATAAGTGCAGCGGTTTTGTTTTCCCAGATCGGCAGGTTTTCGTTCTCGCCATAGAAAGGCGCGGACTCAGCCAAGGCAGCGAACAGGAAAATTTCGGGATAACGGGTAAAAACAGCGTTCAGCCCGCCTGTTTTCAGGTCAGCGAATCGCTTGAAATAGCGGCCTTGCACGGTCGTTGCATTGGCAACGGTAGGCCAGAAAGACAGGTTTTCACCCTGTTGAAAAAAGTATTGCTCATAGCCAAGCGTTGCGCCGGAGTTAATCAACTCAAGTGCATACACTTCAGGGATATATTCGGCGGGTTTCTTGCCGGTAAAGTAAACCAGTGACGCTTCAATCATGTCCGAGGGAATCGGGGCTAGATTGCTCGTCACGGTAACGCTAGTGAACGGAACTTCCATTGCAGACGAGCGCAGATCGCGATACACACGCGACTCACCCAGCCCGATAATCAGATCAATGGTGTCAATATCGGCAGACTCTTCATCATTATCGCCAAGCAACATGCGAATGACGCCGGTGCGGAAGGCGTTGTAGTTAGCGAACTGCATTGACGATGCCTTTTTTAATGCGGAAATATGCGTTGTCTGGGTGATTCAGCAGGCGCGTGGCGTGTTCTGGATTCGTCATGAATTGAGCGTAGGTAATGCCGTTTTCACAGATATATTTCATGACCACCCAGTTAGGAACGATGCCGAGCAATGGCATTTCCTTGTCGCCGGTCATGTTTTCGTTCTGCATCTTCTGGCACAGATCGGAAACCAATTTCAGGTCATCAAGCTTGGCCGTGTACACATAGGCGTCATGCAAGCTGTCAACGTTTTCAATTCGTGATTCCATTTTTCACCCATAAAAAAGCCCCTCCGAAGAGGGGCCTTGTTTCCATCGTTACGATTAGACGCCGGTAGCGGTCAGATCGCGCAGTGCGAACATTGGAGCTTCGTCACGAACAATCAACGTTACTTCGGTCAGCACTTGGTGCTCTTGCGAGTCACCCTTGATACCCAGTTCCGTGGTTTGATACGGACGCAACACACCGAGAGCCAATTTATCGGCGTCGATGATGTAAGCGGTATTCACCGAACCCGCACCCGCCACGCTCATCACGCGGTTAGGTACAACTTTGGTCACGCCGAAGTCATGGCCGTAGAAGTGGAACGCGGCATTGAGTTGCACATCGGTGGACTTGCCAGTCACATCAGCAAAACGCGTGGCGTTACCCGTAAAGGCAGTGGAAATGCGCGACTTGTGCGAGGACGAAACCATCGCAATCGAAGCATCGCCGCCATTGTCGTAGCACGACTGGATGCCGATCTTGAAGTTGGCTTCGGTCAAAGCCCCCAAGGTGCCAGCGGTTGGAGCCGTATTGGTCACTGGGTTAGGCGATACACCGCCAGCACCCAAGGTGTCATTGGTGAGGAAGCCATACAGACCACGCAGACGGCCAGCCGTGGTGTTCGCCACGCCGGTAACAGCAGCACCGGAAGCGATACAAGCAAGCTCCTGGTCTTTGCGGATTTCCAGCATTTTCTTGGCTTTCAATCGCTTGGTTTCCGATGCACGGCCATATTTCTTGACCGCTTCAGTCGTACCCGAAATGCCAAAGGTATCTTGGAAAATCTGGGTGCGGTTGTTCAGCGGGGTTGGCTGGGTTTGCGCAGAGATAGAAGCGTCTGCGCCTTCGATTGCGGCGTTGGCAGCATTGGCGGTGCGGTAGGTGTCACGGGTCCATTCGTGGAACACGTTGTTGACATTCATGCGCTCGATCATCGAAACGAGCGGGGTGTCCATTGGCGAAAAGTTGTAGATACGATCTTGTACGTCCTCGGCAACGCGGACAACGTTGGGGACGGCTAGGGTATTAGCAGGCATGTATATTTTTTCCTATTAAAATAGTGCTTCAAAAGCCTTGCGGCTGTTCGGGTTCGCATCGAAACGCTTTAAGGCTTCGGTCTGCTTAATCCGGCTGCTTGGCAGGGAGTTGGTTTTGGAAGGCGTTTGAACCTTCGGTAGTTTTGACGTGGGTGTTAGCTTTTCTTTCTCTGCGAGAAGGCGGTCGTACTCACGCGCTTTCTGGGCCATTTCCCACAGGCCCTTTTTCACGAAAACTTCCGGCGCTAGTTGCGGCTCTAAGCCGTGACTTGCCAGATATTCCCGTGCCTCGCTAAAGCTTTTATCAGCGTCTTTCCAACCCGGCAGGCTTTGAAGTGCCTTCATGGTTTGCTCGGCTTCGTGGTTCAAGCGGGCTTGCCGTGTCCGGGCCTGCTCTTCCATTAAGTTGTTCCGTGCTTGCCATAATTGATTTAATTGGCCCTTGCGGATTTCATGCGCTTCTTTCAGTACTAAGTACTCGCTGGAATTTGTCTGCGCCAGCGAGATAGGAGGCGCTTCGCCTAATTCCGATTGAAGGAAGTCAGCTAGTGCATCCATGTTGGCAACAAGCTGTTCGCTTGCTTGCTTTTGTTGGGTTTCGACCTCGGCCAGTTTCTGAGCGCGGGTTTCAACCTGTTTTAACTCTTCGGCCACATGCATTGTTTTCTGCGTGTAATCGAAGCCCTTTTGACTCATTTCAATCAGCTCGGCCTTGCTTAGCGTGACTTCCTTGCCATCGTGTTTGATGGTGAATGTCTCGCTAGACTCTTCCTCTGCTGATTCTTCCTCTTCGGCAGCTTCTTCCTGCTCTTCTTCTTGCTCGCCCTCTTCGGGTTCTTCTTGTTCTAGTACTTCTTCTGCGCCTGGTTCATCAAACGCATTCATTAGACTTGCAAACGAATCGTTGTCAGGCTGGATGTTCTCGTCACCTTGCATGTTTTACTTCCTTAAAGTTCTAAAATTCGACCATCAGCAAACACGGCGTAATTTCTGTCCGAGTCTTCGATAGGTGCGTTTCCGTAAGCCCCGTAGAACAGCTTTTCACGCGCTTCTACGAGGTAAACTTGTGTGACTGGGCAGTCGTATTTTTCTTCTGCGTTCAGGCGCTTCTGAACATCCGCTGCATCAAGCTTTTGTGCTCGCGGGCTATCTGATCCGACGCCAGCCGCCCCGTTGTCACTGTTGATATCAGCGCCGTCCTGTACTTCTGGCTGACTTGCAGCATCAGCCAAAGCCGCTCCCGTTCCGCTGGCTCTTTTTCCTGTTCCCATGATTTCTTGATTCCTTCGTTTACTAAGTCGAACGCCGATAGAAAGGCGCTGTTTTCCAGCACGTATTGGGCTTGCGCCCCGCGCTCCATTTCCTCTTGTGTTTTGCTCATGTCGCCTCTGCGAAAAGAATGGCGAAGATCGCCAATTCATCCTGTTGCTGTGTTTCTTCTTCGATTGCTCGCCGGATTAACTCTTGCCTCACCGCCTCAAGCTGAGCGACATACTCGGCTTGAGTGGTCACAGTCCAGTCGCCGCCTTAACAAGGCTTGCAACCACGGCATAGCCAGCGTTGGTTAAATGGATAGTGTCGGCATCGTAATAAGTCGTGTCTGCGGTGTTGCTAAAGGCAGCATTTGCGGCTACGTCAATCACTGTGTACCCGACAGTTCCAGCCCGACTTGCGATAGTTCCGTTCAATGTCGTGCGCGATGTTTCGTTTGCACCAGTAGCAGTGGCTCGCTTGATCATCGTCAGGA